GTGACTGTAGGATCGCTGGACGAATCAACGATCCCCCCCTTCCACCTATGCGGGAACTTGTAGGACCTGCCGGGCCGATCTTGGACAGATTGGCCGAGGCAGGTGGCGGCTTCATTCCGGATGGAGGTGACCCAGATGGTCCCCCGGACCCAGTCGACGACCCCAACCCACCACCACCCCCCCCACCAGTCATAGATCCGGCTGTAGTGCGTAATGAGAAGATTGCCCTCATTTACGCGGATCTGAAACTGCAGGCTCAGGCACTAATGGATCGCAGGAATATGGACAATCCTGATGATGTCAGTGTTTACCGCAGGGCAGTCCTGAGCAATGCTAGGGCTAGCGAACTCACTAAGCTGGGTGTCGATGTCTATCCGCAGGTGGCAGCAATCCTTGCCGAATGCGAATATGATGTCTTGAAGCTTAGAGACAACCACTCAAAGGCACGAGTGGTTAATCCGAAAGTGCGCAGGGACTACAAAATGTTCCTGGATGGCCTACTGCTCGTTCGGGAGCAACAGGCCCGCGTGCAAGGTTTACCGCCGATGGCTAAGGTCATGGCGAGGGAGGCCTTGTGCAAGATGTCTGTCAAGTCGGCGACATTTAGAGGTAGGGTCCTTCGGGTCCTAGGGGCAGCAATAGTAATACTGGCCCGCACCACTATGGAGGAGACCATACGGTCGAAATGGCTACAGATTTGTCCTGAGTGGATGTCTACGTGGCCGTTCAATTTGGTAGGCCGACTTGGGCGTTGGTTCGGCCTATTCTCCATTGTGTTGCCCTCTCTTTTACTATCCGTGGTAGAGATCATCCGCACTGGTGGTCCTGCCAAGGAGCTATGGTACCGGATCCTGATGCATTACATCCTAGGATATCTCAACCTTAGATTGGGGTGGTTTACAGCCATTCTAGCACATGCGGCTCATAATGCTGCAGCGTTTAGGTTTGGAGGTGTTATGTTGGATGTATTTCAGGGAAAGAAGGACATAGTTGTTAATGACCTTTGCACCGAACATTGCAAAATGAAGGTTGTTAACGTCCAGCCTGGGTTTGTTGTTACAGCAAAGCCTGAGGCTAGGTGCATTCCTCGATTTGGGGCGAGGTGCATGTGGGGCATCGCAGGCTTGTATGCTGATGTGATGAGAACATGTCACCACAACGAAGTAACGTCGTTGAGGGCTCGGGTCGGGAAGAAGCTTCCGCAGCATGAGGACGGCGCTGCTGCAATTGTTGAAGCTGAATGGGTTAAACTGGATGGCGTTGTGCACAAGACAATCACTGGTTTGATCCGAAAGGTCAGGTACCCTCTGACCTTTGAAGAGTGGGTTAAGACGTTCCCACCCGCCAAACGGGCTATGTACTCTAAGCTCGTTGACGAAAACGCAGTTCCGCCTAAGAATCCAGTTGCTTCTTCCTTTGTCAAGAAGGAGTTGGTTCTTAGAGAGGAGGAACACTGTGAACAGGTTAAGGACCCTAGGATGATTCAGGGATGTCCACCTGAGTTGAGCTTGTTCACAGGACCGTATATCCGACGGGCCGCTAAGGCGTTGAAATCCGGGCTGAAGCCAAAGAAGTGGCTCCCTAGTTCGGTCAGGTGTGGTAAGCAAATAGTCTACACCTGTGGCATGACTGCTGAAGGCGTTGGAGCTGCTTTCAGCAAGGCTCTAGTTCTTATCGAGTCAATGTGTGATGCGGGAGAGCGTGTGATAGTCATAGAAGATGACCAGTCGAGGTTTGACCTCCATATCACAGGCCCAGCTTTCTCGTACCTTGATGGACTGAATAGGGACCTACTCCCAAAACATGTTGCACGCCTTTTAAGGCGGACAGCGTCATCAAAAGGCAGGACTGCTTTAGGTTGTAAGTATAAGATACCTTACACCATGCAGTCTGGGTGGCCAGACACCAGCTACGCGGATTCAATCTGTAATGCCAGCATGAAGATGTACATTCATGGGATTGGCAGAAAATGGATCTCTATTATCTGCGGTGATGACTCGGTTACAGTAACTACGGACAGCGAACTGCAGCTGCTAGGGGGAGAATCTGGCATTGTGAAATCCTATGCTAAGTTAGGTATGGAGGTGGATGTTGTCATACGAGACGACCCACATTTAGCGGAGTTCTGTTCCGCTAGATTTTACAATGTCGGGAGCCAGTTTGTGCTCATGCCAAAGCCTGGGAAGCTTATGGCTAGGTTCGGTTGGGATATGCAGAATCGCAAACCATCGAATCGGCTTGCCTGGGCGAGGGGGGTAGTTCAGACTATGTCGTACTATGGGAGGGTTGATCCGTTACTTGCGGCACTCTCAAGTAGTCTGAACAGGCAGCTTGGTAGGGGGGAGGTCATCTCTAATGACGTGAGTGAATACAGTCATAGAGTTGAGGGCAGGAGATCAGCTCCAAGGCCCGAGTACCTCTACTACTATGCAATCCATTATGGGCTGAGTGCCGGGGATGTTGATAGAGCAGTTCTTTTGTTGGAGAACGACGCCATCAAATTGGGTGAGTTATGTGACCATCCTCTCCTCAAGGCAATTGCAGCTAGGGATTTGTAAGCTGATCCTCCTCAAGACCTACCCAAGTCAATAAACTGGGCCCAGACCAACTCATGTCGTTAAACCGAGTAGGAAGCTACTATTCTTTAAGGCAGCAGACTAGTTCAAGTCATGTAAACTGAACTCGGCCAGTTCATG